CAAACAAAGAATAGAATATTATGGACATGGATAAACTATTAGAAGCCATTCAAATTCTTATTAAAGAGGAGCTTAAAGAGCAATTACCTGCTTTAATTAAGGAAGGTGTGAAGGCTGAAATGAAAAAGATGCTATCCGAAGGTAGAATAGCACCAAAACCACAATCAAATGGAATTTCAATGGCTAAGGCTATATTGGGTGATGAGACTATTACCGAATCAGTAGCACCAAAAGTAGTGCCTCAAAAGCAATTTAGCAAAAACCCAATGATTAACCAAATACTAAACGAAACTAGAGGTGGAATACCACAAGGTGATGGTGGATTTAGAACAATGAATTTTGGACAAGGTGATATGGGTTCAATTGTAGGTAGAACTGCAATTGCAGATAAAATGGGTTATGGTGATTTAGCCAAAGGACCTCAACCAACTGGATTGGGTGTAAACACTGGAGTAGCTGAAATAGATAAAGCTCTGAATAGAGATTATTCGGAATTGGTAAAAAGATTTAAAAAGAAATAATGGCAATTGTATTAGGGCAGAAATTAGTAAAAGATACCAAACAGTATAATGATTATGCTATCGGTATAACACTGCCTATACAAATTGGTAATACTGCTTTTAATCAATCATTTACAACAATTGAGCAAACAAAATCAAATATAAAAAATTTACTACTTACAAAAAAGTATGAAAGGATAATGCAACCAAATTTAGGTAGTGGATTGCAAGAATTATTATTTGAACCTAATGATGATGACTTAGCAGAAAAAATAGAAAATACAATAAATAGTTCTATGGAAACTTGGTTACCATTTGTAACAATTGAAGATATATCAATAGAGCAATCCAATGAATTAAGAGATACTAATCAAGTAAATGTTTCTTTGAGATTTAGAATAGAAAATAATGTTAATTTAGAAACTCTATCATTTAACGTTCAAGCATAATTAAAATGGCAATAAACACAATAAATAAAAATTTTAAAAATAAAGGTAAAGATATAAAATATCTTAATAAAGATTTTTCAAGCTTTAGAGCTAACTTAATTGAGTTTGCTAAAACATATTTTCCAAAAACATATTCTGATTTTAATGAAACTTCACCTGGTATGATGTTTATTGAAATGGCATCCTATGTTGGTGATGTGTTGGGATATTATATTGATGATACTTTAAAAGAATCATTAATGCCATTTGCAGAGGATGAACAAAGTATGTTGGCATTGGCACAATTTTTAGGATACAAACCAAAAGTAACATCGCCAGCAATATCTACATTATCTGTATATCAATTAGTACCATCAATAGGAAGTGGAGCTAATAATAGACCCGATTCAAAATTTTATTTAAGAATAAAAGAGGGAATGGCGGTACAATCGCCTAATAACATAGAATTCAGAACAACAAATATTGTTGATTTTGAAGATTCGGTTGATAGAGAAATAACTGTATATGAAAGAGATGCAAATACCGGAGAGCCTGTATTTTATTTAGTTAAAAAATATGTACAAGTAATTTCGGCAGTTGTAAAAGAAAAACAAGAATTATTTGGTGATTATGAATCTTTTCAAAAAATTGATTTGGAAGATACTAATATAATTTCTATATATGATGTTAGGGATTCAAATGGAAACAAATATTATGAAGTACCTTATTTAGCACAAGAAATGGTATTTGTCGATTACCCAAATACAGAAGCAAATGACCAAGAATTATATCAATTCAAATCAACTGTACCATATATTTTAAAAACAATTAAAACTGCAAAAAGGTTTACTACAAAAATAAATCAAGATAGTACAACAACTATTCAGTTTGGTGCAGGTGACCCAACTGCTAGTGATGAGCAATTGATTCCCAATCTTAAAAATGTTGGTTTAGGGTTACCTAACTCAATTAGCAGATTAGGAGAATCATTCGACCCAACAAACTTCTTAAAAACAAAAACATATGGCACATCGCCATCAAATACAACAATAACTGTAAAGTATTACGTTGGTGGAGGTGTTGTATCGAATGTATCACAAGGACAATTAACAAAAATATCTGGAATTGAATTTGATGATGATACATCCGCATTTAATAACGCAGATAGAATAACATATAATACTATAAAAAACTCTGTAGCTGTTGATAATGAAATCCCAGCTACTGGTGGTAGAGATGGTGAAACATTAGAAGAAATTAGACAAAATGCATTAGCAAACTTTGGTTCACAAAATAGAGCAGTAACTGCAAAAGATTACCAAATTAGAGTATTATCATTACCTTCAAAATATGGTGGAATAGCAAAAGCATATGCTGTGGCTGACGGTACATTAGATAATAACTCACCAGCATCCATATTAGCATCTCCAAATCATTTGCAAGAGTTTACTGATTTGGTTATGAGTTTTGTTAATAAACCAGATTCGCAAGAACCAACAGAAGGAAGTATAAAACAAGATATTACTAGATTTTTAATTGGTAAAACTGCAAATGAAAACGAAAAAAATAATCCATTTGCAATTAATTTATATTTGTTAGGATATGATGTTAATGGTAATCTTACTAATCTTAATAGAGCAGTTAAAGAAAATCTTAAAACATATTTAAATGAATATAGATTATTAACCGATGGTATTAATATTAATGATGGATTTGTTATTAATATTGGTGTTGATTTTGAAATAGCTGTTTTTGGAAACTACAATAAGAGTGAAGTATTAACAAACTGTATAGTTCAGTTAAAAGATTATTTTACTATTGATAATTGGTCATTTAATCAAACAATTAATTTAAGTGAAATTGAATTACTAATAGCAAATGTTGAAGGAGTTTCATCAGTTCCTATGGTTAAAATAACAAATAAATGTTCTGGTAAATATTCTTCAAATTCATATAATATAGAAGCGGCAACTAAAGATAAAATTGTATATCCATCTTTAGACCCTTCGGTTTTTGAAATTAAGTTTCCTGATGCAGACATAAAAGGCAGAGTAAAATAATGGCATACTATTTTTTAACAGCATCAAAAGATGCATCGGTGTATTTACAACAACCAAATCAGAATACTGGTTTGGATGAAATATTGGAAATAAGTAAAGTATATTATGGAAACATCAAAGATGTATCGCATGTTCTACTTAAATTTGATTTAGGATATGTATCCGCATCAATTTCTAATAATAGTATTTCAATGAGTTCTGCTGAATTAATACTAAAAGAAACTAAAAGTGAAGAAATTCCATTAGAATACACTATATTTGCAAATCCAATTTCTGGAAGTTGGGAAATGGGTACTGGTACTAGATTTGATAATATATCAACACAGGGTGTGACTTGGAATTATAGAGAAGGAGATTCTTCGTTGGAGTGGTTGCAAAATAATTTCGCACCAAATACAGCAGCAAGTATAAATAATGGAGTTGGTGGAACTTGGTACACAAACTATAATGCATCACAAACATTTAGTTATCAAACAGCTGATATTAATATGAATGTAATATCACTATTAAGAACTTTTGTAAGTGGCTCAATTCCAAACGATGGTATTATTCTAAAATATTCAACAGCAAATGAGACTGATACTGCTGATTATGGTATTTTAAAATTCTTTAGTAAAGAAACACATACTATATATCAACCAAAAATTAGAATAGGTTGGGATGATTCTGTATTTTCTACGGGTACATTAACCCCATTAACTGCAAATGATATTAAAGTTGGTGTAACTAATTTAAAAAAGGAATATAATATAGGTACTATTGCAAAGATACAAGTATTTGGTAGAGAGTTATATCCATTAAAAACATTTTCAGATACATTTCAATACTCAACTTCAAAATATTTACCACAAACTACATATTATCAAATAAGAGATTTTTCATCAAATGATATTATAATCCCATTCAGTGATTATTCTAAAGTTAGTTGTGACTCTAATGGAAATTATATAAAAGTTAATTTTTCAAATTGGGAAGCTAACAGAGTTTATAAAATAGAATTTAAAGTAGATAATAACGGAAGTGTTGAATACTTTGATAATGATACAACTTTTAGTTTAGTAAAAAATTAATATGGCAAAAACTGGATTACAAAATGAGCAATTAATAAGTGAACTTTTAGTTAGTGGTTCGATGGCAATAACAACTAAAAATCCGTTTGGTGTCCATACTTTTGAGCAAACTAATAATGAAGATGGTGTTATTTCTGGAAAATTATTAAAACCAAAATATAATGAAGTAGAATTAATTAAATCTATTGATACTAGAATTTTTGAGTTATTACCACCAGAACCGCCACCATTTGATGATAGAGTACCTAGACCAATATATAATGAAGCAACTCAATCGGTAATTGATTTAACTGCACAAGTCGTTGTTTTAAATAGGACAGTTTTGGATTTAAGAGCAAAAGTGCAAGATGTAGAAATAGTTTCGGAGAGTTTAAAAGTACAACTGGATTTAAAAGATTTAAATTTAGCAGCTTCACAAAACCAAACTGGACAACTAACAACAAAAATATCAAGTACAATAACCGATTTACAAAATGCAATACAAAAAGGTACTTCTGAAGCAATTCAAAGAGTATCTTTATTTGCTAGGAATCAATCACTACAACAAGAGTTAAGTGCTTTAAGAATAGCCGCATCGGCAAAAGAGCAGGCATTAGCAGCAGGAGCAGTTTCAACAGGTCAATTGGCAAGTATATTATTTGATAAGGGAGACCCAACAAAAGCAACCACTCAAAAGATGATTGGTATGGATTATAATGGTGCGGGAGCTCCACCTAATGCATTTGGACCACCTGGTAATGATTATTCAAATACATTCAGAACTTATTTTGAAGTAATTGCATCTTCTGGTTTAACTGGAAAAAAAGAAGTAACTGTTGATATTAAATTCTCAGGAGCTTTTAATCAATCTATTTGGGATTTTGGATTTGCATTGCCTGTTAAAATAAAAGCAGGTGATACTAAACGATTTGATTTAAAAGTACCATCCGCATACTTTAAAGGATTTAAAGGTGGAAAAAATAAAAGAAAACCAGCACAATATGATTTTACATTTAGTATAATAGTATCAGATGGAACTAAAACTGAAAATAAAGATTTTACTGTACATATATACAAATATTAATAGATTACAATTATGGCAATAAAAACATTCAAAGAAATATTAGATAATAAAGGATATCGTATTAATTCAAATGATAGAAAAGTATTTGAAAATGGAGATATTCAGTCATTTTTTGGATTGGGTCAAAATGATTGTATTGAATTTATTATATATGATATAAATGATAATCAACTTCCACAAAAAGATGGTAATTTGGTTAGATATATACCATTAACAACTGATAATATTAAAGATTATTTTTTAATAGCAGAAGGTACTATATTTCAAAAGTATCAATTACCAAATGAATATTTTATAGATGTTGAAAGACTTTTAAGAGAAGCTGGATATAATAATGGTAATTTTAAAACACAAATAACTCTTATTAATAAAAGAGTTGGTAGTGAATTAAATAATGATAAACTTTGGATATCTGAAATATCACCATCTAGAACTGAAGTTAGACTATTTCCTATAAGAGATGCAAATAATATAAATAAAGATTTGGAAGATAGATTTTCTTTATTTACGAAAGGTGGTGAGTTTAGAGATGATACTATAAATTCTTCTTTTAATTTTGTAGAAGCAATTACACCAACTACAATAAGTTCATTTATGAAAAGAAAGTATTCTGAAAAATGGTTGAATAAAATGATTGGCGAATTTAAAATAAAAGATTTTGATACATTTATAACAACAATACATAATAAATTTTTAGAAGCCTCAATATATGAATTTACAAACAGAATATCAGATTTAAAAAATATAAATTATGGTAAACCAACTAATAAAAAAACAAAAATTGAATTATCAAAAAATGAAATTATAGAAATTTCTAAAAAGATTTTAGTTAGTACAATAGAATATTACTTAACAAAGCAAGATATTAAAACAACAACAACATTTGATTCTGGTATAAATGAATCTATGGATGAAGTTGGAAACGTAATACAATCATTAGAATCAAATACAACAATAGATACTTCATCTCCTGTTGTGAATGTTGGAGAATCAAAAACACTAACACAGACAGACATTCAATTGGAATTGGAAAAGCAAATTAAAATTGAATTACCAGAGGAAGAACCAATAGATATTAAAATAATAACACCTGATGATGAGCCAGATTATATACCTCCACCAAGCGGCGGAGGTGGTGGTGGATTTGCTGGTGGTGGTTCATCAATTGGTAATCCTGAAGATGGTGGGTTGGGTAGACCTAATTTGACAGAGTCTGGCTTGGGTAGAGAGCGAATGGAATTTAAATAATATAAAAATGAATAAATGAGAGCAGTAGAAGATATAATAATTGATGGAGATGTTGTAACCGGAGGCGGTGGTGGGAGTATCACGTCTGCTGATACTGGAAATGTAATATTAACAAACATACCAAATACTGTACTATCTAATAAATCATATATTATAAACGTAGATTCAAATGTAAAAGATGCGGATATTATTGTAAATGGTGAATCTATATCTAAAAAAACAAATAATACAATTACAATATCAACTGGTAATTTATTATTAAGAGGAGATACTGAAATTAAATTAAAAAAAGATGGATATGTTTCAAGTGACAAATATATAGTATCTTTAGTAACGAATTCAAATTATAATAGAAATCCAAATTATAATACGGCCGCCCAATTATTGGGAAATGATAGTGGAATGAATACTCAAAATATTTTTACTAGTTTACCGAACGTACCAAAAGATAATTTAGAATATTCAGAAGAATCATTATATACTATAAACATAAAGAAATTTATAGATGATGTTGAACAATCATATACAACTTTCAATGATGGACAATATTCAAATACTATTTTATTTAACTTAGAAAGGCAAATAGTACCAGAAGAACCAGTATTGAAATTTACT